GATGCCGCTGCGGGCTCCACTGTGACGCTTCCTGCGGCAACCGGTACGGGTAACGTGTACACCTTTGTGACCAAGGCTCTTGCTACCAGCAACAGCCATGTGATCAAGGTGGCCAATGCGACCGATGTGTTGTCTGGGTCGTTGACCGTGGTTGATAACGCCGATGGCACTGCCACGACGTTTGGGACCGTGGCTGCGAGCGATACGATTACATTGAACCGCACCACGACCGGCTCGGTGAAGATTGGTGAGCGTATCAACATTGTTGATGTGGCTGCTGGTTATTTCAGCGTCACTGGCACTGTTATCGCTACCGGTTCTGAAGCTACGCCGTTCAGCGCAACCGTGTCTTAATGAATAGGGGCTTAGGCCCCTATTCTCCTTTTTACTCAGGAGCTACGTGATGCCCACAAACCTGACTGGTAGTAAGATCAAGGATACTTACAGCCAGCTCCTTCATGTTGATGGGGGTCCAGCGGCATCTGAGAAAGTGGTCTATAGCGCCACGGGCGTGGCCACAGCCCTCAAGGTTGGTACAGGTTCTGCGTCTGTTGATAATCTGAAGTTTGATGGCAACACGATCTCCTCAACCGACACCAACGGCAACATCAACATCACCCCCAACGGCACTGGCGCGGTGGTGATCCCCACGGCTCAGTTCACGACGATCTCTGGTACCACGGTCAGCACGGTCAACGCTGCGGCGCACCTTGATGCGACGGGCACAACGCTAACGGCGGATGGGACCGATACCAACATCGACATCACGCTCACGCCGAAGGGCACCGGTTCCATCATCCTGCCTAAGGTGGCCATCACCTCCGGCACCGTGCCGTTCAACACCGTCACCAATCGGGCCTATGCCTCGTTCTACGATGCGGGGACTACTGATCAGACTGGCAGCACTACAGACCGCACGGCGGTCAAGTGGGCGACCGCCGCCGTGACAGGCGCCGGTATCACTGTTGCCAGTAACAGTCGCATCACGCTAGCCGTAGCGGGCACGTATCGGTTCAATGCGAGCCTCCAACTTCGCAATGCTGATAGTAACGACCATGATGTAACGGTGTGGTTTGCTAAGAACGGCACTAATATTGCCGCTACGGGTGCTCGGGCAGTTATACCAAAGCTCACTGATGGCGGTACTTACTTACTAGCATATGAAATTTTTGAAACCGTGGCTGCTAATGACTATGTAGAGATGTACTGGTACCCGGAAGATATCGACGTGACGTTACACTACGTCGCTGCCGTGGCGGCGAGCCCGGGTGTGACACCTGCGATTCCCTCTACTCCCCCCGCAATCGTCGTGGTCGAGAGGATCGCTTAATGGCCAAGACCCCTGCATGGCAGCGTAAGGAAGGTAAGAACCCGGAGGGCGGTCTGAACGCCAAGGGGCGCGCTTCCTACAACAAGGCCAACCCAGGTAAGCCAGGGTTGAAGGCCCCTCAACCCGAAGGCGGTCCTCGCCGCGACAGCTTCTGTGCCCGGATGAAAGGGATGAAGAAGAAGCTGACCAGCGCCAAGACGGCCAATGATCCCAACAGCCGTATCAATAAGAGCCTGCGGGCTTGGAATTGCTGATGGCCGCGTCGATCCCCAAGAACCCCTCCCTTTGGTCTCGCGTGAAGGCTGAGGCCAAGGCTAAGTTCAAGGTGTACCCGAGCGCCTATGCTAATGCGTGGGCTGCGAAGGAGTACAAGAAGCGCGGCGGTACGTGGGGAGGCTCGGACAACCGGGTATCCAAACGTGGCTAAGGGCGGTCTCGGTAAGTGGTTTGGTGAGAAGTGGGTTGATGTAAAGACCGGGAAGCCATGTGGTCGATCCGGTGCCAAGGATACTCGCGGGTATCCTGCTTGCAGGCCAAAGGCCGCAGCCGCTAAGATGACTTCCTCACAGAAGCAGACTATGGCGGCGCGTAAGACAGGCCCTGCCCGGCAGTCGTGGCCCGTTACCCCTTCTGGAAGGAAGAAGTGAATGACTATCCGATACCTTAAAAGCCGTAAGGATGGGTGGATTTTTGAGTGGGACCCCATCCTGGCTCAGAACCCGATTCTGTATGAGGTGACTGAGGAGGAGGCTTATCCCGAGCGATTCATCCCGGTTGCGGCGATTGAAGCTGTGTCTGCTAAACGCACTCGTAAGAAAGCCGAACCTGTGAATTTATTTACGGCTGACATCCCAGAAGAACCGGGTTATACTAATGAAGCCCTCAATGCTGAGGCTTCTAGGGGTCTGCCAACGTGACACCTTCGGACGTAATCGTGGAGGCGCGTAAGCTCCTTCAGGATACACAATCACCGTATCGCTATAGCGACACAGACCTTGTCGGGTATGTGAACCAGACGCTAAAGCGGATGGCGGTGTTTCGTCCGACTTTGTTTACGAATATCACAAGTGTTCCGCTCACTGGTAATACGGTCATTCAGGACCTACCATCGGATGCTCACCGGCTTGTTCAGATTTTCTATATAGATAACTACAATTCGGTGAATGAGGTTGAGCGGGAAATTCTTGAACGGGCTTATCCACAATGGGTGTCTGACCCGGCGGGAATACCGTTCAATTTTATTCGCCATCCGAGGAACGCTACCAAGTTCTTCCTCTACCCCCGGCCTATTGCCAATCTGACGGCTACCGTGGAGTACGTGGTTGAACCTACAACATATTCTCTTAACGATACCATCCTGTATCTGAAGGACACTTACCTCGGTGTGGTCGTTGATGGCGTTGTGTTCCTTGCTTCCTCGATTGATGATGAGCATGTGAACTCCAACCGCGCCAAGTTGTTTTTGGATTCCTTTACGCAGGCTTTGGGGGTTGACCTCCAGCAACAAGCTATCCTTGATAATGAGCGCCCGCCTGCCGGGGGTAACCGCTGATGGCCACTCGCCCTTTCTCCACGCTGTCTGCTAAGGTCAGCGCAAGCGTCCCAGGATGCCCCTACCCCCTGGTGGTGCAGTATATTCGTGACGCGGCTATTCGCGTCTGTGAGCGTGCCCTGGTGTGGCGCTACGAACAGCCCGCGTTTAGCTTGACCCCGGGTGTTTATCAGTATTCCTTCAACAAGCCGGATGATACGCAGGTGCAGGCAGTCCTATCTGCCACCCTGAACGATACCCCGCTTGAGATTCTGACCCTAGATAATGCCACCAAGCTCTATCCCAAATGGCCGATTCTCTCGACCACCAGCACAGCTATTGCTGAGAATGGGACTGAACCTCGGTCGCTTGCCCAGGTGGATACCTATCGGTATGTAGTATTACCTGCGCCTGATGCGGCTGTAACCTACAGCCTCCGCATGATCTATGCCCTCAAACCATCTCGCAGTGCGCTTGAGATGGATGAATCTGTGTTTAACGAGTATGAGTTGCCAATCCTCCATTCGGCCCTTCAGAACCTTCTGGTGATGCCAAAGACTGAGTGGGCTGACCGCGAGCTGGCTACTTACCACGCCAAGCAGTTCGTCTTCACTATGGGTGAGGCTCGGGCTCAGGCCAATCTAGGTGTGTTCCGGGGTACCATGTCTGTGCGGTTCCCACCGTTTGCGTAGGAGTGACCCATGGACCCCCGCATAACCGATACCCGCATCCGTTTGGTTAAGAACGATACCGGGCCTCAGATTCAGGTTACCCTGACTGACGATGCTACGGGTGCAGCTATCAACCTGAGCGGTGCTACAGCCACATTGCACCTAAAATCCTTGGCTACGGGTACCGTGGTGCTTAGCCGGGCTATGACTATCCCCGGGGCAACCTCAACCCAAGGTATTGCTTTCGTGGTTTGGGGGTCTTCGGACCTTAACCAGACTCCGGGTGATTATGATGGTGAGATTGAGATAGTCTTTTCCTCCGGCATGCGGCAAACTGTGTATGATGTCCTGAAGTTCAGGATACGAGATCAGTTTGCGTGAGGGCAGACCCTACCATTGTCCGTATCAGGGCCATAATAAGGGCCGCAGTAGCTAATCCTGCGGTCAAGGCTAGTACTATAAGCGCAGCATTGTTGGTTCCTTATATCCGCATACGGACCACGCTGGGCCAATTCTTCAAGTTTGTCTCCCCCTCTGATTCGGTTTCCATCACTGAGGGGCAGAACTATTTTGCTGAGGATTATGTAGAGCCCGGATATATTGCTGTTCCGTTCTATATAAACTTCACTAAGGTTTTAACCGAAGCGGTCGCACTTGTTGATAACATCGTGCTGACAAGGTTTAAGACCTTTACGGATAGTAGCACTGCTTCGGAAAGCTCGGCACTTTTGGTTGGTAAGACGCCTTCCGAGGCTCTTTCCCTATCAGACACAGCTACTAGGGATTATACAAAGGCTGTTAGCGAGTTGGCGGCTTTGGCTGATGCCGCAACAACGGCCTTTACTAAGGGTCTGTCTGAAGCACCTTCTCTGACAGATGTTGTTGCTTTGTCAGCTAGGCTTGCTATTATAGAACAACCGGTAGCTTCAGATAGCGGTATCCTGCAAATGCAGGATTACTGCGCGTTTGACTACTTTGCTGAGGATTATGTGGGTGAATTCCGTACCTTTACTTGAGGAGCGACGCAATGGGAACGGTTGAGAAGTTAGGCTTGACGGGGCGCCTCACTATCGTCCTCAAGGGTGCTGATGGTAAAGTCAAGGAAACCCGTGAGGTTAAGAACCTAGTGGTGAACACCGGCCTTGGGCATATCACTGCCCGTATGGTTGGCACATCGCAGGGCGTTATGAGCCACATGGGGCTCGGCTCTGGCACTACGGCTGCTGCCGCAGGGAATACCGCCTTGGAAACCCCACTCGGTTCCCGTAAGGTTTTCGGTAGTGCCACGCGAACCGGATCAAATGACGAGAGTATCGTTTATATTACCACGTTTGATCCCGGCGAAGCCTCGGGAGCTGTGACTGAAGCGGGTATCTTCAACGCTTCTAGCTCTGGCGTTATGCTCTGCCGCACCGTTTTCTCCGTGGTTAATAAGGGTGCTTCCGATACCCTTCAGATCACTTGGACCGTGACCCTCTCGGCATAACGAGGTTCCAATGACCACTATCGTTACCCGTGCAGGTAAAGGGTCTCCCCTCACTAATACTGAGGTAGATACCAACTTTACGAACCTGAACAGCGACAAGCTGGAGGTTAATAACGCCTCTGCTACCGGTACATTCGGGCTAACCGGGACTTTGCAGGTCACGGGTGATAGCACCCTTAACGGTGCCGTAGTTATCAATGATGCTGGTGCTGATAAGGATACCCGCATCGAGGGTGACAACGATGCCAATCTGTTTTTCGTGGACGCTTCTACGGATCGGGTTGGTATCGGCACTGCTACGCTGAGCGTCAAATTCTCTATTGCTGCTACTGATGCTATGCTTGTACCTGTGGGAACCACTGGTGAGCGCCCTACCGGCGCCACGGGCTATTTGCGGTTCAATAGTAGCACCACCAGCTTTGAGGGCTACAATGGCACCGCATGGGGTTCCATTGGCGGTGGCGCCACGGGTGGCGGCGCGGATCAGATGTTCTATCTGAATGGTCAGACCGTGAATACCAGCTATTCAATTCCTGCCGGTCAGAATGCCGGTTCGTTTGGACCAATCACTGTGGCGAGCGGCGCGACTGTGACCGTTCCTTCAGGCTCAACTTGGACGGTGGTGTGATATGCCCGTAAAGCTTAACTCCACAGGTGGCGGCAGCGTCACCCTGACCACGCCCAGCACGGCGAGTGATTTTACACTCACGATGCCAGCCGCGACGGGATCTGTAGTTGCTGCCGATGGGAGCGGTAATATCACCGCTACTGGATCAATTAGTGACAGCAAGGGTAATGTTCGCACCATCGTGCAGAACGCGCAGACCGGCGCTTATGTCTTGGTGGCTGCCGATGCGGGTAAGCACATCTCCATCACCACGGGCGGTGTGACGGTCAATACCAGCATCTTCAGCGCGGGTGATGCTATCAGCATCTACAACGACAGTGCCAGCAACCAGACTATCACGCAGGGCGCCAGCGTCACCATGTATCTGGGCGGCACGGCGACCACAGGCAACCGCACACTGGCACAGCGCGGCATCTGCACGATCCTCTGCGTTGCCTCTAATACCTTCGTCATCTCTGGAGCGGGTTTGACCTGATATGGCTATTCAGCAGATGTTCTTGGGGCTTGGGGGGAGCAGTGCGCCCCCTACTGTTGACTATCTTGTGGTCGCTGGCGGGGGCGGGGGCGGCCAGGGCGGCGGTACAGCCGGCAATAGAACCGGCGGCGGTGGTGGTGGCGGCTACCGCGCTGCTTCTGGGTTCGCCGTCTCTGCCGGGGTCGCTATTACAGTCACAGTAGGCGCCGGCGGCGCCAATTCAGCAAACGGAAATCAAAGCGTATTTAGCACTATTACTTCAACAGGCGGTGGCGCCGGAGCTACTGCTCAAAACAACAATGCACAAAGCGGTGGCTCTGGCGGCGGTGGTAATGCTGCATCCGGTAGTTTGGGTTTCCCTGGGGGGGCAGGCACAGCTGGGCAAGGGAATAATGGTGGATCGGGACACGCTACAAGTACGACAGGAAGTAGGTCCGGCGGCGGGGGCGGCGGTGCTGCTGCTGTAGGTGGTAATGCTTCAACATTTACTGGTGGTAATGGGGGTGCTGGTTCAACTTCAAGTATTTCTGGATCATCTGTTACTTATGCGGGCGGTGGTGGGGGGTCTGGCGCTAATACTGCAGGCGTCGGAGGAGCAGGAGGTGGCGGAAATGGTTGTAGTGGTTCGACCTCGGCTAGTGGAACCGCGGGTACAGCTAATACAGGAGGAGGCGGCGGCGGCAGTATCGCAGGTGGTGTTGGTGGTGCTGGTGGCTCAGGTGTCGTGATAATTCGTTATCCCGACAGCTTTTCCGAAGCAGTCGCAACTACTGGATCGCCAAGTGTCACGGTGTCAGGCGGCTACCGAATTTACCAATGGACCGGATCAGGGAGCATTACGTTCTGATGGCCCACTTTGCACAGATTGATGAGACGGGTGTCGTCATCCAAGTGATCGTCGTGAGCAACAGCGAGATAAACGACCTTCCGTTCCCTGAGAGCGAACCGATTGGTGTGGCTTTTTGCCAATTACTATTCGGTGCTGATACCTACTGGTTTCAGACAAGCTACAGCGCAAACTTTCGCAAAAACTATGCAGGCGCGGGCTTTAGCTATGACGCGGGGCGGGATGCGTTTATTCCGCCGCAGCCTTACCCATCCTGGGTACTAAACGAAAGTTCTTGCCAATGGGAAGCTCCTATTCCCTATCCTGGCGATAAAGAACATTTCTATTATTGGGACGAAGCCGCATTGACTTGGGTGCTTATTGTTGAGGAGGCCAACTAATGCCAATCACCATCTCAGGTTCCACGGGTATCGCGGGCGTTGACGGCTCTGCTGGCACCCCGGCTGTGCAAGGCACCGACACGAATACGGGGATATTCTTCCCCGCCGCCGATACGATTGCCTTTGGTGAAGGCGGCTCTGAGGCAATGCGTATTGACAGCAGCGGCAACGTGGGGGTCGGAACGAGTTCGCCGGGAAGTGCTTATCGTTTAGCAGTATCTGGCAACAACACGGGCATGAGCATCCAAGACACCGGAAGTGTTGGTACTTGGCTTGATTTC